ATTGTTGATTCTGTTGCACCGTCGTCACCACCAACAAAGCTCTCATAGCCTTTTGCAGCTAGAGTGCCTGCTGTTCTGCGGATGTAAGCTGATCTCTGTGTGAGAGCATCGTTTACGTATGCTGTAGTACCGTCAAAGAACTTTGTACCAGCTACTGTGGATAGGTTTGAGTAAGTCTCAAGAATCGTACCAGCTTCACCAGTGAACTCACCATCTTCGTCATAAACGACGATGTGTAGTTCGTTCGTACCTGGCGCTGATTCAAATAAGCTAGACCACCCCCACTTTACATCAAATGATACTGTGTTAGCATCTTCAACAGCAACGTACTTTGTGTTGAATGTTACTGTTGCACTGTATGTGTTAGCAGTGTTTGCAATGGTACCGATAGATGTGATTCTTAGTTCTTGATCATTGACAACTAGAACGTCACCGACTTCAATCTCGTTTAGATCGTCGTCAGAGCCGCTAACAACACCTGTAGTGCTTGACGCATCAATGTCAATAGTGTATGTAGAAGCTGCACCGTTGAACTCAGAAGCGGATGTTACATAAGCAACAGCAAGTGAGTTACCTAGTTCACCTTCATAAGCAGCTTCAAACGCACCATTTGCATCAGCAACAGCAGCATTGGCTGTTACTCGTGTAACGTATAGTGCATCACTGTAGCCTAGAAAGTTTGCGGCTGTGAAGAATGTTTCGTAGTTGTCAGTTGTTGGTTTACCGAATGTTTTAGCAAGCTCTACTTCATTGCTTACTAAGACGCGCTCATTAGTAGGACCCCATCTAAATACACCAGCAATCGCACCTTCTGTAGTTGCGACACCTGGAACCACTGTAGTTAGATCAATCTCACTAACGTTGACGCCTGGGCTAATTGAAAAAGGCATTTTTTACTTCTCCTTATGGTTAGGTTGGATTTTCAACTCTAACTTATTTATAAAAATAAGCATCTCATTAGAACATCCAATTATCTCTAGCATTGTTTATCTCAAAAGTCGTATCTTCATCTAGATCATAATCATTGAATCCGACAGGCAACATTTCTTCATAAATTTCTTCTTCTGATCTTTGTTTCAATCTGCTTAGGGTATTTATGTCAGTGAGTTCTTTGAAGAAGCCCTGATCTGTTAGCCACCCAAATAAAACAAGACACATAACCAAATCATCATTACAGCCAGATTCAGCTTCGTATGAAATACCTTTTCTGGAGAATGTTGAAAGTTCTTGAATCGTTTGAAAGTCGTTTACAATCATCTGATCTTGTTCAATCAACATTTTTAGCATGTTACAACCAACAGCCTTGACAGATTTTGTTGTTCTGATACCTTTATCAGAGTTTCGTCCAAAGCCAGACGAAATCTTTTTTCCAGCGCGGCCAGCAGATTCTGTGTAAAGTAATGCTTCAACTTCAAACTCATAATGAAGTGTCTCAGAGACTTGTTCACCAATGTCATTCACTTCAACAAGAATGTAAGCATCATTGTATAGCTTGTGACACATGTGTATTATTTGCGCATAGTCAATAGGTGTTACCATGTTGTCTCTAAATGTACACACTTGACGATAAGGCATTTTTGTTATGTCAATGATTTGAAATGCCGAATAGTCTAGACCTTTCCCGCGAGAAACGTCAACAATACAGACGTAGATGTGATCTTTTTCTGGCTTTTCGTATTGTTTTATCTTATCTCTTTCAAAGATAGGCTCTCTGATAACAAGTTGTTTTAGCTTAGAACCATCAATAAGTGTACCAGAACTACCTAAGAACGCACATTCAAACTCTTGGGAGAACTTTTCCATGTCAAAGTCCATACCCTCAAGCGTTTCGCGCTTCCATTCTTCATCTCGCCCTGGCACTTTCCACCAAGGGACTTCAATGTATTTATAACCGTTCTTCTCTTCTTTAGCACCTTCACACGTCTTATAGAAATGATTCAAGCCATTTGGTGTAGATGTGAATAGAATCTTTGTAGTCTTACCAGATGAAATGGTTGGAAAAACAGAAGCAAAGAACTCGTCCCAGTTTTCAACGAATGCCGTTTCATCAATGTATAGAAATGAAATAGATTTACCACGAATCGCACTTGAAGAAGTTGCGCCAGCGATAATCTTACAACCGTTTTCAAACTCAACAGAACCTTTATTCCATTCAACCACACCTTGTTGAATCCACTTGGGTAATGCTTCGTATGCGATTTTGATTCTGTCTAAAATCTCTCTTGCGGCATCACCCTTGTTTGCAAGTAGTGCCACTGTCTTGTGGTCATTGAACAGAACATAATGAAGAATGATGGCCACAGCCGTTGTTGTTTTACCAGCCTGACGTGAAGTGTTTACCGCAACTCTACGATTGTTAGTAATCTTTTCGGCAATCTCTTTTTGATAGTCGTACATTCTAATAGGGATAAGACCATGATCTACATGTACGATCTTGATGTACTTCTCAGCAAAGTAAATGGGGTCGTTTGAACACTTTATAAACTCCTTGACCATTTCAGGAGTGTATTGTATCTCTGCTCCTTTACCCTTGATGTTGGTATTACCGAGGTACCCCTTTATCTTATTCGTCGTCTGGTCCATCATCTTGTGATCTCATTTCTTTTAGCATTTTTTGGAGTTCGCTTGTACTACCAACGAAAAGATTGTTATTAGTGACCTGTTGCTTTTCTTCTGGCGCTTGTTCAGACTTTCTGTCTTTATTCATAGCAACCAAATCTTTGTTAGCGTCAACAAGTGTTTTCATAAGAGTGGAAACGACTTCATACGCGCGTGGATGTTCGCTCGCGCTGGCCAGGTCCATCATTTCTTCAAGAGCCTTTGATCCATGTTCAATAACTGAATAGAAGTTTTCTCTTGCGTATTGATAATCATTATCGCTGTTTTCGTCTATTACTGATCTTTTAGCAGGTGTTTCTGATACTATTTCACCTTCTATAGGAGCTGGCGCGATGCCTAGCGAATCTTCAATCTTTTTATCACTCATCAACAATCCTTACAATGTAAGCCCAGTCATCATCAACATCAATGTCTAGGTATGGTATAGTCTCATTTATGTCTGTCGTCGGTTCACCATTAGCAGTCAGACCAGGTTGAACGTTTATAGACTCAACTATGTCAGCATCATTTTCTATTCTGTCATAGAAGTTTACATCAACAAACTTGATAATCTTCTTGGTTGAACTTGGACCAAAATAGTAACCCTTCAGTGTAAAGTTGAGCGTCCAAATGATCACTCTTCTAGTCTGAAAGTCATTCTCGTAGGTGTCTTCCATTGACACGTCATTCAGAACAATAGGTATGTCAAAGTATGTATCAATGTCATCAACTAACTTTGCTGATACCGTTACGTCAGGCTTGAAATACGGTATGATTTGTTCTATAATCTTTAGACCATCTTCATGATACTTCGCCATAATGTTCAACTGAAAGTTTAGATCATAAGGCGAAGGATTGTATCTGTATGTCAGGGCGTCATTATTGCCAGGAGTAGACTTGGAGATTCTATGAAGTGATGGCAACTTTCTTTCTGGATTGTATGAAATATCTGTAATCTCAAATGACATTCTAGGCAGTGTCATAGCAGGTGCAGAAAGATTGGGGTCGCCGTCAAGTCTTGCCAGAATCTTTTGATAAGGCGCATAGTGAATAGGCACCTTCATTCTCTGAATCTCTGTTCCAGAGTTATCGTCTCTTGTTATAATAATGTTATTGAAAAGTGTGCCAAAAGTGGCCACTAGTCTTCGTGTTGTTTGATTGTAAAACTGTGTACCGTACATTATAACTCTCCAAACGGATTAGCTTCAGACCAATCAACGATTCCATCAGCCTCTTGTTGTATCGTGAAGTTGTCCGCGAATAGATCAACGTCTTCAAGATCGGATGCTTCAATGCTACTTGTCGTAACATAGCCAGCAAGAATTTCATCAATCTCATCAACACCAGTCTGGAATCTTTCGTTGCTGTACTCAAACAATTCACATCTAAGATCATAAGTTTGAAGACTTCCCATCTGATAAAAGATTGCCTCGTGTTCAACGTGCATAATCTTGAACAGCTTATTGTTCAGTGGTAGATAGATTAGATCGCCTTCAAATGGTCTCACATCTTCATTATACTCACCGACTTCTTTGTTGAAAGTTCTCATAGCAATCGTGAGTGTAACTGAGTCGCGAATCTGTAGACCGAACTTAGATAAGAAGTCACCCTCTCCACCAAATCCGTCAATCTCTTTGATGTACATTTCTACCATGTTAGCAGAACTATAAACAGGTAGATCGTCTTCGTTTAGCAACTCATCCCTTGCACCAATCGTGCGTTTGATGTACCATGTATCTATACCATAAATGCGGATAGACTCTATGATTAGATCCTCTATGAGTTCTTGTTCTGAAGAGTTGGTGAAGTTGTTGAAATAGAAATTTACCGCCATGGTTCACCTCAGCCGATCATGTCGTGGACAGGAAGACTGTAGCTAGAAATCATGTCTTCTTCTAACTGTCTAATCTCTTCCCTTGCGTCTTGCAAAATCTGCTCTCCGTTGAATGTGACACCACCAGGCAACTGCATACCATTGAACTTCGTTAGGTTTGTCCCCCACTGATACTTGATCTTAGCTGTCGCATAGTTCTGAAGCCAACGATCTTTCCAAACATCAGTGTAAGTCGTGGGATCAACAATAGAATAACACTCTGCTACAATGTAGTCACCTGTGTTTAGATTGCCCCATTCTGTGTCAATGTGTAGTTTGTTCACATGGCGATTGTATCTAATAGGCTGCATACCTGTTAGAATCTCTTCCATAAACTGAAGGTGTTGCATTGACATGTAGAAGTGAATCAGATTATAATCAGACAACTCATGAACATGATTTAGAATAAACTGGTACTGTGCGCTGAACATGTTATTAGAAAATGCAGCGGAAGATGATAGATTGAAAATGTTCACAACACCAATAATGTTCTCTGGTATTGTGATGTAACCATTTTGCTTATCAGTGTCTGTAATCTGATGTTTCAGAAAGATTTTCTCGGTACCGTCAAAGTGATAGTCGTAGTAGTAAGCAAGTGCTTCGTCAATACGATCATCAACTTGGTCAATGTCAACATTGATTTCAATGACTGGTTTACCTAGTTTTCTGAGACACCATTCTGTAAACTCTTTTCTTGTAGTAGGCTGAGCCATGACTTTCCCTCAATAAAGGCTTGTTTACTCTATTTATACATTTTTTATTTGAATTTGAAAATGGCAACAGCTAAAGTCATTACAAAACGAGTTATGTAAGGAACGCCTTCAGATTTCAGTCCATGATTAAAAGCACCAGCGGCTGACACTCTATCGTATCCAATATCTAAAAGATAATCATGTAATGCGGATGCTTTGAAGTATCTTGGATTATGTCTATTGAATAACCATCTTAGCGTGAATGGGATAGACACATCAAATACATAGCCAATTGGGACAGTCTCTTTATTTGAATTACCTTTGAACCCTATATCCCAACTGATAGTGTCAAGGAGTTCATATGTACCCCTTTCATATGACAATAATCTATAGTGTGTCAACCCCATTTTACCCATAATTCGGACATTTTAGTTAGAGCTTTTTCTTGAACGCTTGCTAATGTTTCTATATTGACTTGTATGAACTGATTATCATCTGTTTTCCAAGGTATATATTGATTTTGATATACGGATTCATATGCAGTGTTAGCGGATAAACCTTGATAGATTGCTTGATTATATTTGAAGTTAGCAATATCAACAAGTCTATCTATTCTGTCCATAGAACGTTCATCTGCATTGAATAGATGGCCATTATGTTCAACTACAGATTTTTCTAGTTCTTCTGCTCTATATGCTTTAGTGAATGTATACGTTGGTTCTACATATTCTGCTGTTATATTGAACATAGAGTTAGATGTTTGTTCTTTTTTCTTTACGACTGGCATATAAGTTTCCTCTTATGTTTGTTTCCATAGATTTACTTTAGCATTTAAAACATTATCGTCTGTATCACCTATTAGTTTGAAACGTGCCCATGTTTTTTGATTTGGTAATGTTATTTTATCTGTTTGGGCTGTAATATACGTTGTGTTAGCATCATAAGTATAATTTGTATAAGGCGATGCTGCTGAACGGCCTTGTATTGATAACTCGGTATAAACGCTTGGATCAGCAGTCACTTGTAATGTAGTTATATTAGTATTGGATACTGATATATTTGATATTTGGAAAGTATCTGAAGCAGTGGTTGAATCGAGAGTATATTGATAAACTGTGTCGGTCGATAGTCCAACCATGTACATTTTAGTGCCGTCGGGTTTGAAAAAGATGCAGTATGGAG